GTTCATATTTTCAATACAGTCATGTGAAAACAATTCCTCATCTTTAATTTTGTTATAAATATTTTCCGCAAACATGAGATACTGTGGCATTTCAGCAGCTCCTCATTTTTATAAAGTATTTTTCTTAAGGTAGTCCTATTATAACAATGTTGCAACAAGAAATTTTCCATTTTTAGTTTAAGGAATTTTTTAAAATTATAAAGACGATTAGATTCAATAAATTAGTACGAATAAAAGCTAGGGAAGTTTGATTTTTCTAATGAGCTTTGAAATTGATTATTGTGTTTAAATCATCAATTTAAAAAAGCTTGCCTAGTAGGCAAGCTCCCCCTTTTTGATATTTGCGCTGATCAACAAGGTTTAGTGTTACCTACAGCAACACACTGATAATACAGAAATATTTAAAAATAAAAAAGCCCACTTCCTATTTTTATTCAGAAATGGACTTAGCGAAAAAAACGCTTAAACCTGAAATAGGAAATATCTATTCGGAAATATTTCCAACTTCATATTGGCATAATATTTAAGCACTAGCAATAGGGATTGAATTAAAAACATCAAATATTCATATTTAAATAGATAAAGATTTCTTTTTTTAAATGGTTTTATTTTTAGCCTACATAATTTTTTTAATTATCAAGATTTATAAAGAATATGTGCCCATCAATAGGTAATACTTAATAAGGTCTTATGTGCAGTAACCATTAGGCTCTAGAGAGTAAGAACTCAAACTGACTAAAAATAAAAAATAATTAATTTTCAATATTAATGATCATATACTGCAAAGTTATGTATATTCCAACTTCTCCATTGTTGAGTGCCTCATATAAGTTTTCATCAACGAAATCTCCAGATTCATCATATAGCCATTTATGAATTTGAATAATTTGTATATTCCCCTTTTTGTCTATTCTTGCTATTGGGTCTATTACGGACCGAACTATCACCTTCTTCTTCGTCTTAACATCGAGCAATGTGATAATTGTCATTTTAAAATCCTTATAAATATCCTGTATAACAACTACTCTCAATCAATAAAGATTTTTATATTTAAATTACTTAAATAGCAATCTTTTCAATCTAAAAAATAAATAAAATACACTTCAATAGTATGTGCCTATTAGAAAAGATACCTTAAATATTCTACTAGCAATAAAAAACCGCTTTAAGGGCGGTTCATCTAAAATTTACAGGTACTTAATGAAGATTTTTTTTTCTGTCTTTGCATCTTTCTGGGCTCACAAATTTTTCCAATAAAGTTAGTTAACCACAAAATACTTTCTTCACGATCTTCAAAATGAGGTATAAGGCTTAAATCTACTTTTATTTTGCGATCAGCTAAAGGCAAACTTAAACAATATTCAAAGTCTATTGAGCTGTACTTCAATTTGAGTCTTTTTTCTGCAGCTTGATTCTTTATCTCAGCCATAATGCGATTTAGATTAACAATCAAATTATTTGAAATTTTATTATTTTCATATACCCGTTCGTAAACTGTCTCAGCTACATCAATGTAATTTATTAGCTCTACATTCTTATTCATGACATTTATACTCCGTTTTTTTAATTATTCTCCTAAAATCATGTTTATTTGAGTTACCTAATGCATCATCTAAGTAAATATTGTTTAAATTCGATTAATTTAATTTTAAATAAATTATTGAATTAATAATATAATTATTGGATTTTATAATATTTTTATACATCTTTATCTTTAGCAAATTCAATTAAAATTTAATAAAAAACCCCGCCAATAATCGATATTTAGCGGGGCCATTTGCGCCGTAATACGTCCGGCAAACGATAAAACTAGTTTTTAGGTGATCTAATGATATTTAGAACTTTCTCAGACATATCATGTAAGTCAGATCCAATTGGCAGCCAAAAATGATAGTTAATGTTGTCGCGGTTAAAAACTTGCTTGTAGTACTCAGTTTTAAAAGATGGGTCGATATCAGAAGCTTTTAGTAATCTGCCTTCTTTCTCTATCTTTTGCCCATCTAGTTCACCACCAACACAGATATTCATTTTAAGTACCAAATTCTAATTAGACTGGACTATAGCATAAATATAAACATGCTTAAGTGGGCATTCTTAAACGCTTAACATTTAGACAAGCATTCAATTTAGATGATTTATAATGTAACGACCATGTATTTAGGATGAAGACAGCTAATGTGTGGTGTAAATCTAACCATTAAATCAAAGGAACATTACTTAATGCAAAGAAAAGGGGCGCTTTTAACGATTGTACTGGTGGCGCTTGGTGCCCACCACCAGTACAACACAATATCAACTCTACAATTAATATGGAGGTGACACAAACAAATAACTATCATTTCTAATAGAATTTCAGGTGGCGATGTTTGGCGACGAGCCACCTGATTTAATTTTAAATCATAATTGAAATCTAGCAAGTATAAAAACAAAAAGCCCATCAAACGATGAGCTTTAGATCAGTGAATTACTTATACTTCGTCCACTATATCAAAAATATGCCATAAAGCGTCTAGACAGTCAACAAGTCTAAATTATGCTTTTCTACTAATTGAGAAGCTTTTAAACGTTCAACGATTTTAATCATTAGATCATTGGCAGTTATAACGTCGATTCCTTCAAATGCTTTTAGTGTTAATTGCAATTTATTATTAATTACATTTGTAATTATTGATATTTTACCAAAATAATCAGGGTAGTATTTCAAAGTTTCATTAACTTTCTCCCGACTAACGCCTTCATATAGTTTTACAGTGTATGTTTTCATTTGAACCTCCATTTTGTGTTAATCTTTTATCATGACCTAATAAATAAAATCTAGCGCAACTCACCATAATTGCGACCTGAGCTTTAGATTGGTTTGTTTCTTGAGCAACCTTCAACAATCCTTTATTTTCAACCTTATTTTTAATTAAACAAATTAATGCAAACTTAGTTGTAAAATCTGTTTTATCAGAATTTAATAGACTTCGTAAAAGTGCTTGAATTTGATCCGCCTCATAATCACTGATCTCACATCGAATATAAGATTTACTTTTTTGTACTTCTTTGCCAGCTTCACGCATCAACCAGTAAATTTGATTGATATGAAGCCCATCTGGCAAATCACCCCCTTTCATTCTAACTGTTTCACACCATGCGCCAAACTGCTCTAACCAACCGTCAATAGTATATTTAGACCAATCCATTTGTTGTGTTTTTAAAACTGCACTCATTTTTCACCTACCAATTGCTCAATTTGTTTAATCGCCACGCCTGCTTTCACTTGCTCTGTGCTGAACCGTAAAACTGTAAAACCCATCATTGCTGCGGAGTTGTATTTCTCCATATCCCCTATATAGCCTTTGCCCCTTGTATGACGGCCTCCACTCCAGATCCCGCCTTCCACCTCAATCAAAATCTTTGTACCCGTTATTAAAAAATCTGCTCTCCATTTACGTTCAGGATGGAATTTATATTCCTGTTCAAAACTGATCTTGCATGCTTTTAAATGTGTTGCTAATACCGTCTCGCCTTCACTCGGCTGTCTTGTACCTTGCTTTGCTGAACGGCGCTTTTTATTTTTCTGAATAGGAAATAATTCACGATATTCAGCAAGGCTCATTGATGACATTAAGCACCGCCCTTTAATAAGTGATCTAATTGATTAGCAATGCCGTTATAAACACGTGATTTATCTAGGTCACCCAAAAGCGTTAATGCATGGGCATCGTTTATAAATTTATCTCTTAACTTTGTTAAACCAGCTTTTAACTTGATTAAAGGATCTATCTCATTTCCATTAACTGCTTCGTGGTCTGCTATAGCCTCCTGAACTCTTTTTATATGAACAACAAAATCTTTATTACCTATTAAAAATTTGATCATTTTGAAATCATTGAAATCAGCAATAAATACTTTGCCTTTAGCAACTTCAACTCCACCAATTTGCTCTATTAGTTCCAACGATTGAACCAATTTTTTAAGGTCTAAAATCTTTGGGGTTACAACACCACCTACTTCAGCAGATCCAATAACAAATCGAGCCTTTTCGATTCCATGTTCCTTCATAAACTCAACTGCATTCATACATTCGCCCCATCAATTAGCTGAAGAATATTTCGAGGAATCGGCATACCTTCACGGCGACACATCTCAACGTATTCGTGCGGATTATCGAAAGGATCTGGACCTAATTCTTTTGCAAGCTCAGGTTCTTTTTCCTTAGCTTTAAGCTTTTGTATTGGTGCAGGTTTACGACCATTGATTTTTAAACGTTCCATCAATGATTGGAGATGCTTTTGCGCTTCGTCATTGCTCACAGGAACGTGTTTAGGTTCTTTGTGTTCTAGTTGTAGCGGTGGAGCGTAAAACTCTTGCTGACGACCTTTCAATTGAGCTTTAGCCACCATCACGTTGTAGGTTCCGAAGAAATTATCTTGAGCTGCTCGCATTTGGCCGGCTTCGATCAAATACATCACTTCGTCTAATGCATATTTTGTAATTTGTGTAATAACCACGGTACGGTCAGTCGTAAACTTACATGCACGTGACCAAGCTTCCTCTGGAGACATCCAACTTTCACCAATACACCAGGTGCGAAACTCAGCAAATGACGGCATAAAACGTCCACCTGCTGTAAGTAATCGAGCAAGTGCGTTGTTAAATTGGTTTTGTTGAACGCCAACCAGTGTTTTAAGTGCGATCTGTTCAACTACTGACAGCGGTATTGCATTCTCTCCACTTGTTGGAAATTGTTTATTAAACTGAGCAGCGTAAACAGTGCGAAGAGATGCGATTAATTGACGCACTTCGTTCAAGGTAATCTCATGCATGACCTACCTCCTCAATCATTGGAAACTTTTTTGCTGGGGTTACATCCACGATTTGAGATTCGCTCTGTTCTTCAAAAAGATTAGCGAAGTAACCCGACTCTTGTGGTTTTTGACCAGCTGAATTGATTTGCTCTTGTTTCTTGCGGTTAGCAGCGACTTGTTTCTCGTTGTTTTGAACCCAAGAGAACCACTTAACCAACCAGATGCTTGGTGTATTCAACGAACTTGATTCGTTTGCAAAGTACCAGTCACCGAAATTTTGAATCATGGTTCTCAAGTCGATTTCTGGTACCGAAACAAATCTTTGTTGAGCAAGTGAGATGAAATCGTATTGAAACTCGCTGTATTCAGAAATGAATTCACGCATTGAATAACGCTTGTGATCATCGATCTGATACTGAGCAAATTGAATTGGAGTTAATTGCGAATTTTCTCCACGCGTATTACCACTACTATCAATAATTGGTTCTTGGTTAATGGTTAATGGTTTATGGTTATTGGTTGGTTGCACGCCCGTTTGTTCTTCGTTTAACGGATTTTCAACGACCGTTGAATTTTCGTTAGACGATTGATCATCTTTTGATGAACCACTGTTGGACGAACCTTTCTTTTTCGCTGCACGTTTTGCAGCAGACGCTTTACCAGCCTCACTCGCTTGTTTCTTTTTCCCGTGGTATTCAGCAATTTCTCGTTCACAACGATTATTGCGATAAACACCTTCTTCAAGAATGAAAAACTCATCAAGTACATATTTGAGAGCTTCTTTTTGCTCTTCGGTAGTACATTGCAAACGACGTGCTAAACGATCAATGCTTGTTGCATCAATCGCCTTCTCCGTGTCGTAATACATGTCTAATAAGTCACGGTAAATCGCACGCTCAATTAAACTGAGGTGGCGAGTCGCATTGTTAAAGTCACCAATATGGTGTTGGTAATAATTCATGCGGCCCCCTTAATTTGTTGCGTAATAAATGGATTATTTGCTCTGGCGATAGCAGCCATTGGATATGGAGAAACGGAGTTACCAACCATAAAGACTTGATCTTTTTTAGATAGAGGCTTTCCATCGCTCCCGTATTCAATTACGTATGAATCTGGAAACCCCTGCGCTCTAAAAAGTTCACGTGGTTTAAGCATGCGTATACAGATATCAACAATTGCCCAAGGTTCACCTTTGATCCAAACAGTAACTAGGGCTAAACGATCTTTAGTAGTGATCGTATCCATTGGCTCAGTGATACTTCTTGCGTCTCCATTGCCGTAGTAGTTAATTAAAAATGCAGCTACACGAAGAGCGCCTTTATAGTTATCTTTGCTCAACTTGGCAGTAACTAATCCATGATGCCCACCTTTCACTTGTGCACATATGGTTGATAGAGGCTCATCAATTGACCAATTCCGCTGTTGAGAAGCGTTTGCAAACTCTGTAATAAACGGAACAAGGATTGGACTTATTAAAGAACTATGTCCGCCATAACCTGCTGTAGTTGTTGCTAATGGTTCACGTATGTCATGGCCAAAACTTGTGCGGAAATCACGGCCAATAAAAGGTGTGGCAGAATTAACAAAAAATGGCTCTTTAGTTTCAATAACATATTTTTGAATACCCTTAGCTATGCGTTTTAGAGTTGCATCAGCTAGAGGACCTTGCGGCCTATCAAAAATTGAATTTCCTAAATCTGAAAAATCAACACATTCAACTGTTGAGCGCCATTTTTTTAAATTGCCCTTAGGTTTCTTTGAGAAGTATTTTTCTGGCCATACTATTGGTTGCCCATCACAGCGAGCAACGAGAAATAATCGCTCACGTTTTGTTGGCGCTCCGAAGTCAGCAGCAATAATATTTTTTTGCCACTCAACTTCATAACCAAGTTGTTCAAGACTACGGACAAAGTGTTTCCAAGTTTTACCTTTCTTCTTGGGGTTTGGTACTAAGAATTGATTGTGGCGAGGAACTCGCTCACCAGGCTCTGCAATTCGATTTACCTTTTTGCCATTAATATTAATTTTATCGAGAGTAATGACTCTGCCTGTTGCTTTGTCTCGTTTTGCAATTAAAGGTCCCCATCCTAAGATCTGCTTAACATTTTCTAAGCTGATCACATCAGGTTTAACTTTGCCTGCAAACTTAAGAACTACCCAAGAAAGGTCACGTATTTCTTTTTTACGTGGTTGTCCGCCAGCAGCTTGCGAATGATGTGTGCAGTCTGGGCTTGCATGAAACCAACCGACTTGATGACCATCACAAATATCAATCGGATCTACTGCAAATACATCTTGAACATAATGCTTTGCATGGGGATGATTAGCCTCATGCATAGAAATTGCTTTTGGATTATGGTTTACAGCAACATAAACAGGCCTGTTTAACCCCATCTCTAAACCGGTGCTTGCACCACCACCGCCTGCAAAGAAATCTACGATGATTTTTTCAGAAAAATTTAAGTCGAATTGAGTTCTAAAAGAACGAGCAGCATCAACAAATGTATTCATGCTTCACCGCCTTCTTTAATCTGAATGTATGTGCTACTAAGTAGCGAATACGCCCAGCACGACCAAGGCTTTTGATAATTTCCTCAGCATGGTTATATGTAATGCGATGCTGACGCACTAAAACGTCCTTGAAGTCATCACGCTTAACAGCCGCATTTTTAGTGTCAGCTTTAATTCGCTCTAGGTTCTCTTCACACTTTTTGATTAATGCTTTAAGTGTGTGGAGAGCCGGCTCAAACCAGCTCTGGATTATTTGTTCTTGATTTGATAGATTATTCGTGTTCATTTGATCCACCTCAATTGAATGCCTAACCACTCCTGTTACAGCAGGTAGTGGTTTTTTAATATCCAAGCTTTTCTTTTTGACCACTGATTTCGTCATGAAATAAGTCATCCACTGTTTCTATACGGTTCATCCAGCTTTTAGACATAACTAAAAGTGCAGCAACACGTTCTTTATCAATGCTCTGATAATCTTTAGGAACGACTTTTAATCCAAGCAAACTCAATAGCTCGCAAAACATTTCAATTTCATTCAAGCCATTGTTTTTCTTATCTGTTTTAAGTCGAGTTATAGTGCTTGGATCAACTTTTAATTGTTCAGCAATCTCTTTTTGATTGCTTATATCAAGGCCATGCAATATGCGGGATACGCCATTTCTGGCACTTGCAGAAATATCAACTGATAATTTGCTCATCTTGTTACCTAAGCCACTTGTTTGGTTTTGCAATGCTTTTTCCAAAGCTTTTGTAATTTGGTTGCAATTTCATGCGATAAGCGTTTACCACATACCCCGCGCTCTAAATCACTAACGTAATTCTGTGAGCACCCGATCTCGGTACCAATTTGAGTTTGTGTTAAGCCCTTTTCACGCAAATCTGAAATCATGTTTGGCCATTGATTCATGCGAAGCTCCTATATTTTTAGGTAAATATATAGGTTTTCCGATATTTTAACAATAGCCAAAGCGATACTAATTTGTATCAGAATTCCGATATACGTATTTAAGGAAATACATATGGCTACTTTGGGTGAAAACTTAAAAGCAATACGAAAAGCAAAAAAGATGACTCAAAAAGAGTTAGCTCAGAAATCTGGTGTAAAACAATCTGTAATTTCTGATCTTGAAACAGGAAATGCCAAGTCGACAGGTTCAATACTTGAATTAGCAAATGCCCTTGGGGTTACAGCTGAAGAATTAAAAAAAGGTGTAGTTGGGGAACTTATTACCACCAACGTTGTGCCAGTTCAAGCTCGAATGGCACCCGTTTTATCTTGGGTACAAGCAGGTAATTTTACTAATGTTGAATCAGTAGATATGTCTCAAGTTACGGAATGGTTCCCTCTCCCAGATGATTGCGAAAAATGTTTTTATTTAAAAGTACGTGGTGTAAGTAATGAACCCGATTTTGTAGAAGGTGATTATATTGTTGTAGATCCGACAGTATATTATTCAGATATGCAATCTGGAGATATCATTGTCGTCCGTAAAGACAAAGATGCTACTTTCAAAAAACTGGTTATTGAATCTGATGGAACAAGGTATCTAAAAGCGATTAACCCAAATTTTCATCCCAATATCATTCCAATTGACGAAGATTGCTATTTTATTGGTCAAGTAATAGATTCATTGAGATATACATACCGTGGAAAACGAAGAGTAAGAAAGAGTTAAGATGAAAGTTTTTAAAATAATTTTGTTATTGCCAGTCTTAGTTTTAACTGGATGTTCAGACACTATTAGCCGAGCTGAACATGATGCTATCGTGTATGAGAAAGATCAGAAAATTGCTGAATTAGAAGAGCATATTGCTGAGTTAGAAGCTAAACTAGAGGAAGTAAACAATCAATTTGAGCGCTTTGAAAATGAAAATTGGCGTGACGTCGTTCCAGATGTGGATAATGCTCTTGATGACTTAAATAGTGAAGTTGAAAATAATCCTTCATCAAACTACTAACAGTGCTAGACCATAAATATCAATTAAATAATTTTAATTAATCCCCCCTTGTTAAAGTGATTTTTGTGTTTCAAGAGATCAATATCGGAATACCAGTAAAAATATCGGAATAACTATTGACTACAAATATCGGAAATGCGATATTTGTCTCGTAGACAACAAAAAAGCACACCGCCCCTCCCCAGGTCCGATGTGCTTTTGCAAAACTGCGAGATCAATTATGAACGTAAAAACCTTTTCAAACAAGCATAAGGTAACTGGAGTTACAGCAATTGCTGTACTTGTAGCCTTGAGTTCTTGTGAATATCGAACTGCTAATTCTAGCGTCCCTTCTAATTACTCATATGAAAGCAAACAAGTAGTTGCTTCTGAATATGAACTCTTAGGAATTAAGCAAACTGGTGAAAAAACTGGTGTAGCTGTTATCCGCATAGACGGCTTCAAATTAAACGTAAGCTTCGATTTTGACGGCGTAGCTGATAGCTATGGTGTAGCTGGATCTGATTTTACAGCGGCTGAAATTACTAACCTTGCTATTGAGTCAGTAACTGACATAAGCGGCAAACCTTGGAATGATTTCACCAATCATGACGACCATAAAAACATAAATATTTTATTAGCGGGCTATATCGACCGTAATAAATGGTTGGAGGCAGCCTAATGAAAGATTATAACTGCCCTACTTGCAAGAAGATGATTCCTGTTGACCGTTCAAAAATCAAAGCTGGTGATGAGGTTTCATTTTGCAGAGTAACCCAATCTTCTAATTCTGCACGTTTTTCTTCAAGAGAAGGAATTGTCAATTGCCGTGAAGGTGATGTGGTTTTAGTTAAATACCGTCAAGAAATTATTCCTTTAAATGTAAAGGACGTTTCTCCAGTTGATGCTCCAAGCCCGCTTACGTATGCCTTTGTTGGTACATGCGAATGTAAGGAGGCTGAGCATGTCTAATTTCAAAAAACACCCTGACGGCTACAAGTCATTTTTAGGCCGTGATGATAAGGGCCTCTACTCTGTTCGTATTGGCTGGCAAGTGTACGCATCTAATGCTAATGGCTCAGTTCTTTACAAGGTGAAGGACTCAGTTAAGACACCTTTAAATGTGGCCAAGTTCCAAGCTGACTATCCAAAAACTTGGAATGAACTTACTCAAGAAATTGATTTTCAACGCAGAAAGCAGCTCGCTATAAAACTGCGTGAAACAAACATCCCTACTTATGACCGCAAAGCTTATAAAACTAAGCGCGGCTTCACTGGCTCAAGATAAGGATAAGAAAAATGGCGTTACCGATTATTACTGCTGACCAAACTTTATTGGTTCAAGCAATTATTGTGTACCTATACGCTGATCCGGGTTTAGGTAAATCATCGATGGGCTTTACTGCGGAAAAAGTAATTTCTTTTGACTTTGACCGTGGTGCTCACCGTACTGGTGAATTACGTCGTGGTGCGGTTGTACAGGTTCAACAATGGAGTGATGTTGCAAACCTTACTCCGCAGGACTTAGCACCATATAAAACCGTAGTCATTGATACCGTGGGTGCAATGCTTGAATGCATTAAAACCCACCTGTTACTTACGGCAAATAACCGTCAAAAAGATGGTTCTTTAAAGTTAAAGGCTCAAGGTTTAGCGAACCAAACATTCAAGCAATACATCAATACTTTGATCAGTTTAGGTAAAGATGTTGTTTTCATTGCACACGCATCAGAAGATCAAAACGGTGATCAAATTATTTACCGACCAGATCTAGGTGGTAAAAACCGTAACGAGCTTTACCGTATCGCAGATGTCATGGGTTATCTAACAACTGTTACTACAGGTGAAGGTAAAAATGCCCGCGTTATTAATTTCAAACCTTCGCCTACACATCATGCGAAAAACTCAGGTGCTTTAGGCGGTGAAACTGGTGAAGTATGGGTACCTGATCTTAAAGCACATCCTACTTTCTTGGCTGACCTGATTACTCAAGCTAAAGATCACATTAACACCTTAACGCCTGCACAACTTGCAGCAGCTAAAGCCCAAGAAGAGCTAGAAAACTGGAAACAAAGCTGTGAGGAAGCAGAGCATGCAGGTGACCTTAATCAATTAACTGAGTCGCTTGATAAAGAACATATGTATTACCAGAACATGCGCCAAGCAATGTTAATGAGAGCTAAAGCATTGAATTGCACGTTTGATAAGCAACGTGGCACTTGGATTAGTCCACCAGAATTTAACGGTATCTCAGTTCAACAAAGAGATGAACTTCAAAACTTCATAGCTGAACGCGGCCTAGACGTGAAAACAGTTTGTGAACACTTCGGCATAGATGCCCTTATCCAAATTGAAGCGGCAAAACTTCAAGCAGTTAAACAAGAAATTGAAATATTGTCTAAAACAGGTATTAGAGCATGAAAAATTATTTACTGGAGGAACCTTTCTGATGTCGAAACAAACTACTCCAGATTTTCTATTCGAACCAAAGCTGCTACCAATGCAGCTTTTCGAGAAGTTCATTGTGTTCAACGTAAATGCCGGGTATCGCGGGAAAGGTACACCGCTCGGCGTGAACTTGATTAAAGGTAATAAAGCCACCCTTTCAGTAAGCAACGAAGGTGTGATGAACAAAGCAGCTCAAGAGCGATACAAACTAATGCTTTTGAAATATTTCAAAGAAGGTCGCTCTGCAATGGATGAGCTGGACCATGAAGTTAAACGTATTTATAGAATGGTGGCCTAAATGATTGATCTAAAACAAGAACTTGAAGATTTTGATGCTTATTTTTTTAAAAGACATGGTGAATTGCCCTTAGATCCTTCCTCTGAGGAATACGCCAATAAATCATATCTAAAACACGAGATGTTTAAGGCATGGAAAGCAAGAGCTAAAGCTCAGGCGGTGCCGGAGACTCATCTATTAATTCCAAAGGAACCAAATCGCAAAACTATAATGGCAATGGCTTGTGTCTGCTTAGGGGCTGTTGGTTCAGGTCCAGAGTTCCTTACTCTTAAAGAAGCTAAAGATGTTTACAGTGCATTAGTAGAAAAAGAATCGGGAGCTGAGGGATGAAGAAAGTCATCAGCTTTAGTGGTGGGCGTACTTCTGCTTATTTAGTTCACCTATTTAAATCAGATCCAGATGCTCACTTTGTATTTATGGACACGGGCGCAGAGCATCCCGCAACTTATCAGTTCATCAAAGATATTGTTAATCATTGGGGCATTGATCTTGTTTGTTTGCGTACTGTCGTTAACCCAGAAATGGGGAAAGGCTGTGGATATCAAGTAGTCAAAATCGATGATTTAAAACAGGACTTGAAGCCGTGGGAAGAAATGCTTAGTAAATATGGTGCACCTGCTTATGACCTACCCTACTGTACAGCTCGCATGAAAACAGAGCCTTTTGAAAAGTATTGCAACGACACCTTTGGTAAAAACCAATTTGAACGTTGGATCGGGATTAGATTTGATGAGCCTAAACGTCTCCCAATAGAAGTTCTTAAAAAACTGAATTTACCAATTCATGCACGAGCAACTCATCAAAAATCAGGCTTTCGTTATTTAGCTGAAATTTGTGATCTGGAAAAAGATCAAATTCTTGATTGGTGGGAGTTACAACCTTTTGACTTAGCCATCACTGAACATCTAGGTAATTGTGTTTTTTGCATTAAAAAGCATTTGAACAAAGTCGCACTTGCCGCAAAAGATGAACCTGAAATGGCAGCTAAATGGATTGGTTTAACAGAAGGTCCAACTGTTAGAACAGGAGGTCGCAAACATAACCATAAGCGGATGTATCGCGAACGCTTACACATGAGTGATGTAGTTGAAGCCTTCAAGGATCATAACCGGGATGAACTTTATAAAGCCCTTCGTAGTAGTAAGCGTTATGAGTCAGGTTCATGTTCAGAGTCATGTGAAGCGATTGTCTGAGGAAAAGAAATGAAAGAAGTTAAAGCGGAAAGTAAGGAGGGCTAATGTGGATAAATATCTGACATCTAACAATGTGTGTGAGATGTTTCATATTACTAAACGCACACTTAATCGGTGGGAAATTAACACACCTTGGGGGATTCCATTCCCAGCCCCGGCATTAAGTTCTGAGGGCGGAACAATGAAAAGATACCTCGCTACTGATGTAATGAAGTGGGAGGAAGAATGCCAGCAAAAGAAGCAACTAAAAAAAGCTATATAA